ATAATCCCCGCTCCGCTGGCCCCTTAGCTCAGTGGTTAGAGCAGGCGACTCATAATCGCTTGGTCGCTGGTTCAAACCCAGCAGGGGCCACCAAATTTAGTTATGTAAATCATGTAGTTGAACCGCTTTCCTAAGCGGTTTTTTTGTAGCCAAAACATAGATTGGCACCAAAATGGCAGCAGATTTTTTACTTACTTCCCTAGTTGCCACTAAATGCCATTCAGAACCAGGCTCGAAACTTGTTACTTTTGCCCCCTTTAGTGTTGAACACATGCAAGAAATAGTCTTTGTCCAGAGCATTACTAAAGGTCAAATTGATGCTTAATCAATATATGTAATGAATATTTTTTACTAAACACTGAAAAATTGTTTAACAAGGGATTAAGAAATGAGGTTGTTCGCTATTCTTGATATAGACCATCCGATGGTTGCTTGGGAGGTTGCTATTGGCCGGGTCTTAGCTAACCCACCTAAAGATGAACAAGGCATAGAATTTACAGCACCTTCATTATGGTTATATAGCAACATTAAATCATCTATTAACGATAAATATATGAGCGACCTAGAGTCAGAGTTTCATATAGAAAAAATTCGCGCATCAAAATTCCCTGACAAACCATCCAGACTAAGCGGTGCTTTTTTCTTTGAATCGAGGAATGATGCAATTAATGCCTGCAAAATGTGGGAGTGGGAAGATAAATTAGATTATATATCTGAGATTAACTTTCATGAATCAAGTTATGTAAAACTTGATTCAAATTGGATTACCCTACGGATAAGAAGCTGTGAAAAACCGGAAAGAGATTTTTTCATTGAAAATTATTATAGTGGTACTGAGCTTTTTCCCGGCAGGCCACTAAATGAAATAATATGCACGGGTTATGGGGAAGTGTTGAATAGCAAATTGAGGAGACTGGCTTACGCTAAAATACTACAGCAAAAACCAGATGCATCCTTGTTACTGGCATTAGGAATTAGTTGTTTTGAACAAGACTCAAAATCATATCAAGAAATATTAAGAGTTACGCCATTCATCAGAAGAATTGACAATGAAGTAGAGGGCTTATTCATCATCAACTTTACACATCTTGAAAACGATGAAAAACGAGTGGCGAAGATAGCAAGTAGATACATACACAATAATGGCACAAGCCTTATTACTCCAAAGCTAAATAAACTAGGCACACCACTAGCTATAAAAAGACCCATTAATAAAGAAGGTATATTTTCATTAACAGACTTGACGTCGCACTCATTCAGAATGAGTGTTGATGATTTCATTAAAATGAACCAATGAAATAATTAGGAAAAATTAATACTCCAATTAACTTTTTCCTATTTTTGATTGGTGCTTGCTGCATTAAAGAGATAAATAAGCCCGTGCCACACCGGCAATGCATAAAATACAGAAATCAAAGCCACAATGGTTGCTGCTGGTCTCTTACCGGATGTGGTGGCACTGGTTTAACACTTCCGGGCTTCATGATGATCTCTGATACAGTCTCATGAGATTTAAAAGTACAGCTGCAATTAATATTTTGGCATTGGTTATAGCGCTCTTTAGTAGTTGCCGATACCTGAAAGCTGCTGCGTGTATGTGCGGCATTCTCGCACAAAGGACAATTCATCATAGCGTCGTCTCCATAACCCAACTGAGATGCATAATACTTAATTTAACCATTTTGAGATGGCGTTCATTCAATTTCGAGTGAATCTATTTTCACTTCAAACTCAATGGTGGTTGTGTATCCGCTGTCCGCACTCAGGCTGTGCGTGAGTGTGGTAATAATCCACTCCCCCGCGTCAATCTGCTGTTTAAACCCGCTCACCCTTACCGGCATCTCCGTATAAAGATCAGCGCGCCCGCGCGCCAGCTGGATAGAGAACGATGCCACGCCGCGCTGTAGCCGCTCCCACTGCATTTTAGCAGCGCGTTCGGCGTTGGCCCGGCTGGCATAGGTGCGGCTCAGTACCAGCACGTTCTCATCCGTACCGATCAGATAGTCGCCCTGCTTCGCCTCAGGCTCCTTATTCTGCGCGGCGGGTTTGCGGCGTTTACGCTTCACCGTAGTTTCCGGCTTCTTCTCCGGCTCGCGGGTGTGCAGCCAGCTCGCGATCACGCCGGTGTAGGCGTCACGGTCAGCCAGTGTAAACCGGTGGCCGTCGCCGTCCTTGCGCACGAGGGTGATGGCGGGCAGCACTTTGCCACTCGCCGTTTTGCCCTGCCCCTGCCGGATAAAAAGCAGGTTGCCGTTTTTGATGCAGGCCACCGCGCCGCACTGCTTCGCCAGCTCAACCACCATGGAGCCATCAAAGGCGCTGGTTATGCCTAAAGAACTGAGGCGGATACGCGGCTCCCAGCGCCGTGTACGCCGCCGCCATTACCTGAAGGCGCACCACGTCGTTCTGCGGCTGATCAATCAGCACCGACAGAAGCGAGCCGTATTCACGACGTCCGATGCGGCTGCCTTCCGGCGTGATAAGAATGTCGCGCACGCTCAGGCGAATGTGCTCGGTGTCGGTGATGGCTTCGCCGGTGTCGCGGTTCATGCCGAGATACATCAATGCGGACCTCCTGACATATCGCCGCCGGATTTCACACCGTCATGGGCGTGAGCATCTGCCACTACGCCGTTTGAACTCATCTTACCGCCGCCCTGCGTCACGTCGCCGTTCATCACGGTCTGGCTGTTAATCAGCGTTCGGCTGGCATCAACGCCCAGCTGGTCGGTGATCAGCTGAATGCCGTTGGCGGCCTCAATGCGCACGCTTTTGATGTTCTTAATCCGGTATCCGGCTCGTACTGGAACCAGCCGCCGTCGTTGAACACGGTAGTGCTGCCATTCTCTGAATAATCGGGCGGCGGGAAGGAGTCGGAATAAATGGCCGGCAGCGCAAACGCGGTTTCGAGATTGCCGCCGAGGCTCAGCAGCACAACCTGCTCGCCGATGGAGGGTTGCCACCACGTGCGCGTTTTACCGGCGCGAAAGGTGAGCCAGTTAATCCAGTTGGTTTCAAGGTCGCCCGTTTTGACCCGGCACTGCCATTTATCCGGGTCCACCTCGGACACAATGCCGGTGCGGATCAGGTTGGTGATAAGGCGCATGATTTCAGTTAATTGAGCATTCATTGGAAAATCATTATCCATATTGATTTTCCAGTAAAACGATAGTAATTGTAAGGTTCTTCACACAATGAAAAGGATGATATAAGTGAAATTCCGCAGATTAAGAAACTGGTCGAACCCCGAAGAGTGCAAATCTTTAGTTTTTTTTGCTCAATTAATGGATGAAATGCTTTTCACTTATTCACTCGACACATATAAACCATCAGTAATAAATACACCAACAGTTGGGCTAGAGTGTTTACAAACGATTAACGATATAAATGAAGGCATTATCAACGCTAAAAATATTGATCATTTAACAGAAGAATTAGTTCATAACTTGTCAAACGACAAGGTTGCGGAAGAAATTTTAGGTGAGGCATTCCCTGCCTTTGTTAACAAGTTAAAAAACCCCACTATTTCTCCTAAAGAAAGAAAGTCAATAATTGAAATAATAGTCATCCAATTATCACCCAAAGCATACAAAGAAGTTAGCGAACGATTACTATTAGAAGAAGTGACATCAAACACTTGGACCACAGTCAGAACAAGAAGGCTAGCCAGGAATTACGCCAGCTTATTACTTTATATAGGTTTTAGCCAAACCGCTCTCAAGAGCAAAGTTCATAAGGTTTTTTATAGTGGCTCAGAACAAATTACCAATAACACTGATATTCAAAAGCTATTCAACACGTTAACGCTTGAGTCAAAAAAATACACCGTTTACTTTATAGCAGACCAAATATTTCAGGAGGCTGAACCCACCTTCAGTAAACTGGGTTTAGCTTTTGTAACCACCCCCCCTATTGAAATTGCCAATGATTCTTTTTTTAGAAACATACAAAGGAAACTGATAATTGCATCAGAGGATGTTTTTGCATTAGACCATCATTCGGCGCGGGAGAATGCTGAAGAGTATTTGAAATTGGCCTCTTCATTTCTAAATCTCTTTCATCATAAAGATAAGCCCACGTGGTCCAATGAGGCGTTAGTATTTAACGGCACCACGTCTTATAAAGTATCCACACGCTTAAATCCTATGACAAAATGTAAAGATATGCGTGCAGAAAAAGCTAAGAGGATGCTTACTCAACTTATGTCCGATTTTGATATGGAAGATGATTCATTTTCGAAGTTTCTAAGAAGCGCCCAATTACACTCCACAGCGCTAAAAAGTGAAAACATCGAAAATCAACTTCTTAATCTATGGATCTCGCTAGAATCCCTAGTGCCAAATGAAACAAAATCAAAGGATGAGGCAACAATCGAACATATTGCAGATAGCGTGATGCCATTTTTAAACATATCTTACTTAGACGGGTTAATCGAAAACTTACTCAAAGACTTAATCACATGGAATAGAAGAATTACAAACAATCACCTGAGAGGAATTTCAGGCAAGCATAAGCTAAAACTTGCAAAATTACTGATCCTTCCAGAATATGAAGGAACCAGGCTGTCTCTTGAAGGTAAGTTTAGAGATTATACTTTGCTCAAAGACAGGTTTAATCACATTAAAAATACCATTTCATCGCCTAATGAAATTAAGAAGACTTTAGATAACCATACACAACGTCTTCAATGGCAATTTAGAAGAATATACAGAACAAGAAATAACATTGTCCACTCAGGTAAGAGCCTACCTTTTACTGCATTATTGGTTGAGCATACCCATAATTATCTAGATATAATTTTTGAACACTTAGTTTTTCTTGCCTCCAAGCCTAGAAAAATAATGTCGGTGACGCAAGGCTTTAGATATATCTCTATGATTTATGATAACAGGTATAAATCTATAACCGATCCAAAAACAACATTAACATCTGATAACATTCAAAACTTACTAATATGGAGAGATTAGAAACCCACAAATTTAATTAGTTACAAATTTATGGCGATTACAATCACAAAAATCGCACGTCATTAATTAAGTTCGGGTCTTCGGATAGAGTTTTTTTACAATCATTTAACCATCCACTTAAGCAGAATATTTTTTATATTCTGCTTAGCTTCATCATTGATTCCAAGAAGTTCACGTTTGGGGTATTTTGTTGATATTCCATATATGCGATCTCTCTCCTTCAAGCCGTAATGATGCACGCGGACCAGCTTCTGCACGCCGGGTACAAACGCAATTTCTGCCATATTTGCGTTTGCCTGCGCTTTGAGGTACTTAGCCGTTATCAGCTTCGCAAACATCTTGCGGCGAATGCGGCCCGGCTTAGTCCGGGCGGTGACACGTCGCGGTTCCCATGCCGTACCGTCCGGGCTGCGCTGCATGGTGATGTTGTTCTGCTGGATGCGACGCACGTCGCGCGCCACTTCACGCAGCATCTTTGTCCTAGCTGCCGGTTCTAATTGCGACAGCAGCGCACCCAGCCACTCCTCAACATCATGCAACTCAGCCACGGCGCACCGTCCAGCCTTCCTCTGCATCGTCCGGCGCTTCCGGCTCCGCCACCGCCTCAACCGACATCACGCCGTCCACTTCCTTCGCGATCACACGCTCCGTCAGCTTTAGATTCATGCTGATGTCGCAGCGGTCACTGCCCAGAATATCGACCTCAAAGGTGAAAAGCCGCTCACGCTCGGTGGCATTCTGCAGGGCGTCCGACTGGTTGACGCCGAGCCAAAATAAAACGGGTGCCATCAGCAGATTCTGGTCGCCGGTGAAGTCCGCCACCACAACGTTCAGGGTGTAGCGGTACTCCCATGAAATCGACGTGGCGAAGGTGGCAACCACCGCGCCGTTATCAACGAACAGGTGCAGGCGGTCCGGGTTGTCGGCCACGTAGGGCACGGCTTTATTCAGGGCGTTTAGCAAGGACTGCGGCTTGTTCATCGTCTTTATCCTGATAGCTGATGATGGTATGTACCTTGTCGGCGCAGGCCGCCCATGCGGCTTCGGTGTCGTCCAGCAGCGCCAGCAGGTCGCCGTTACGGCGCGGTGCGGCTTCGTCCAGGCGGCACGGGGTGATTCGCGGACAGCCACTCACGGTAAGACTGACCTCCGGTGAGGGCCGGACGCTGGTGCAGCCGGATAACAGGATCAGGCAAATTGGCATCAGCCCAGTGGCGAAGCTCGTCATTTTCACGTTTAAGTTCCTCAATGGTGCGCTGCCGGTCACGCAGCAGCGTACCGTTCTGCTCGGCGGTGGCGTACAGCTGCGTCTGCGCCCGGCTGCTGCTCTGCGTCAGAATGTTGAGGGCAATCAGCTGGCCGTTTTTCTGTGACAGCTTTTTACCCTGCGCGGCTAAGTCCTTCACCTGCGCGTCGATTTTGTTGTGGGCGGTGCTGAGTCGCCACGACTGCACGCCAAGCGCGGCAATCAGAACGAGCATCAACACCGCTAGCATGCGCATCATGCTGTTACTCCTTTTAAGCACCATGCCAGTTCACGTTGACGCCGGTTATCCAGCCCCTGATTAAATACGCCCTTCACGTACACCCAGTGCGGCAACTGATAACAGGCATCGCGCCAGCGCTCCTTTTTGATGAGTGCTACCATCGTTGAAGCGCAGGCATTGCCGGTGCCGACGTTAAACGCCAGCGACACCAGCGCGTCGTATACCGGCTGCGGCATTGAAACCGCAGCGCAGCGCGCCAGTGCCGCCTCAACGCGTAACACGTTGATGATGAAGTTGCCCGCTGCCTGCCGCTCGGTGATGGTCCGGCCCAGCACCACGCCGACGGTGTTGCCAATGCCGTCGGTCCACTTGCCCGCGTCGCACAGGTACGGCTTCAGGCGGCAGCCCTCATAATCGGCGATCAGCTTCAGCCCCTCGACGGAGGTGTGCAGCTGCTGGAAACCCGGCATTGAAGCGGCAATGAGTAGCACAGCGCCAACGGTGCAACGCTTAACGGTCTACGGCCCGCTTGACCAGATGCAGCTGACCACCGCCGCGCGCTACTGCCAGCTGATATGAAGGAGACAAAAGAAGGGAGAGACTTCAAGGAGATCGACCTGCTGGCGCGTCAGTCCAAGCGCCATGCCCGCATCGGCAAATTCAGCAATGGCGGCAACGAGGCGGATCTCAATCCGAACGTGGCGAACCGCAACAGCGGGCCGCGCAAGCCGCCGGAAAAAACGTGTTTACCGACGAGCAGGTGGAGAAATTACAGGAGATTTTCCACGGCTCAATGTTTGGCTACCAGCGCCAGTGGTGGGATGCAGGCAACAAGCACCGCATTCGCAACGTACTGAAGTCGCGCCAGATTGGTGCCACCTACTACTTTGCGCGTGAGGCGCTGCTGGATGCGCTGACCACCGGACGCAACCAGATTTTCCTGTCAGCCAGCAAGGCGCAGGCGCACGTTTTCAAGCAGTACATCAGATCGGCAATACCGACATGCACGCCGGTAACCTGTCTTTCATCAGTCGCCATGGCCGTCCTTATCACCTCGCGCCAGCTTACGACATTCTGCCGATGGGCTTTGCGCCCAGAGCGGGCGGCGCCATCGTGAATACGCTGCGGCCAGCGTCACTGCCGGAAGTGGTCAGCAGCGATATATGGCG